AGCATCTATGCGCCGAACGAAGCGCGCCGGCTCGAGGGCCTGCCGGCGGCCAAGGACGGCGATGAGCCGCGCGTTCAGCAACAGGTGATCCCCTTGTCGGCCTGGGACCAGAAGCCGGCGGCACCACCCGCACCGCCGCCGGCACTGGCGCCCCCCGATAAACCTGCGCCGGCGGGGGGCCAGGGCGACGAGCCGCCGCCCGACGAAGGCAAGGCGCTTGAGCTCGACGCCGAGGATGCCCGCGCCGTGATCGCTTCGCGCCTGATCAAGCAGATGGGTGATCGCCATGCCATTGCCGCCTGATCCGCTGCTCGGCGCAATCGCCGATGTGATGGTGCGCGAGGAAATCGCGCGCGCTGCTGCCGATCGGGAGCTCGCCGCCGATCTGGTGCGCGTGCGCGAGCGGATCGATGAATACGGCAACGTGATCGAAAACCGCGTCGACGCCGCCGAGCGGCGCCTGCGTGTTCTTGTAGCTCAGCTCGAGCCCAAGGATGGCGCGGCCGGGCCGGAAGGGCCGCCAGGCGCGCCGGGCGATGTGGGCCCGGAGGGCCCGGAAGGGCCGCCGGGTCCAGTCGGCTATGTCGGCCAGGCGCGCGGCCTGTGGATCGCCGAGGGCGGTTATCGCGCGATGGACGTGGTGGCATTCAACGGCTGCGAATGGCGCGCGCTGCGCGACGATCCCGGCTCGCTGCCGGGTGACGGATGGATGCTGTCGGCAAAGGGCGTGAAGGGTGACAAAGGCGCGCGCGGCGACAAGGGCGAGCGCGGCGAGCGCGGCGCTCCAGGGCAGGCCGGCGAGCGGCCGACGCGCCTCGCAATCAAGGACAACGGCAACCTCGTGCTCACCTGGGCGGACGGCCACGAGCTGAGCTGCGATCTCTGGCCGCTGCTCGAGCAGGCCGCCGCATGATCATAACGGTGGCGCCGGACTGGACGACCCTGCCGGCGGCGATGCTGCCGGCGGCGAAGCTGCACTGTCGCGTCGACACGACTTATGACGACGGGTTCATCACCGATGCGATCGGCCGCGCGATCGGCGGGCTCGAGCAGCGCAACGACGTGCTGATCAATCCGACCAGCTACACTTGGAAGCCCGACCAGGCCGAATTCTGCAACGGACGCGCCCGCATTCCGTGGTCGCCGGTCAAGACAATTACGGCGGACGCCGGCGGCGATGTCTCGGCAAACTACGCCATCGAAACTACCGGCATTCACGGTGCAATGCCGCAATACCTGCTCGGCAGCCATGTCACCGGTCTGGCGGTGACATGCACCGCCGGCTATGCGGCGGCCGCAGACGTGCCGCCGCGCATGATCGATCGCATCATGCGGCTGACTGCGCACCTCTACGAGCATCGCGAAATCCTGGCGCCGGGATCCGCCTTCGTCATGCCCGACCTGGAGCTCGACGCGACCGACTGGATGCCAAGGATCTAGCCGATGCCATTGATCGCGGACGGCGCCGGCGAACTCCGCGGCCGGGCCAGATTCTCGCGACCGAATTCGGTCGAGGACGAATACGGCAATGTCAGCACCGGATGGGAGGACATGTTCACGGTCTCGGCCAATTTCACGCCGCGCCTCGGCGGCGAATCGGTCGAGGCTGCACGCCTGGAAGGGCGGCAGCCGGTCATCGTGCGGGTGCGTTATTCGCCGGACACAAAACTGATCCGCACCGACTGGCGTGCGACCAACGTGGACAGCGGGATTGTCTACAACATCCGCTCGGTGGTCGATCCCAATATGGGCAATCCGCAACATGGCAAGTGGATCGAGGCGCTCGCCGAGGCGGGCGTGGCAATCTGATGCCGTGCGCTAAATGCCAGCAGCGGCGCGAGGCTATAGCCAGGATCGCGCGGGAAGCCGGAACGATCGTCTTTGGCGGCGCGAAGCGCGTGCTCGCCGCGCCGGCTCCTCCGCCGCAATCGAAGGGCGACGATGGCAAACGTTGAGCTGGAGCTGCAAGCGGGCATCGTTGCGCGACTGAGAGCCGATGCGACCGTGGCATCTCTCGTCAACGGCCGCATTTACGACAGCGTGCCATCCAGTCCCGTCTTTCCCTACGTGACGATCGGGCCGATCGACAGCAACCAGGACGATGCCGACTGCATCATTGCGCTCGAGGTGGCGCAGCAGATCGATTGCTGGAGCCGCGCGACCGGGTTTCCCGAATGCAAGAAGGTCGTCGATGCGGTGCGCACCGCGCTGCACGATTACAGCCTCGACCTCGCGACCAATGCGCTCGTCTTCTTCGAGCATCGCACCACCAGGATCACAAGAGACCCAGACGGGATCACCAGCCACGGCATTCTTGGCTTCGAGGCCAGTATAGAGCGCCACTAGAAAGGATAATACTATGACTCAGCCGGTCACTGCCAAATTCGGCAAGATGCTCATCGAGCTCGGCGATGACGCCACGCCGACTGTCTATGCAGCACCCTGCGGGTTTACGTCGAAGGGGGTCACTATCTCGAAAAACCTACAGGAAGTGAACATCCCGGACTGCGACGACCCGGATGCTCCGACCTGGGTTGGCCGCGATGTGCTGAGCCAGTCGGCGACTATCACAGGCGACGGGGTAGCGGCGGCCGAAAGCGTGCCTGACTGGGACGACGCCGCAATGTCTACCGAGAGCGTTCCGATGCGCGTCACGATCGACTTCGGAGCCGGCTCCGGCGGCGGCAAGAAAGTCATTACCGGCAAATTCCACGTCGACTCCGAGGCTTACGCTGCTGCGCAGGGCGGGCGCGTAACGCTTGCCATCAATGCCGTGTCGGATGGGGCGGTCACTGCCGCCTGGACGCCTGGCGTATGATCGGCGACGGCTCGTCCGTATGGTCGGCCGCTGGGAAGGACTGGAGTTTCCGCCTCACGATCGGCCAGTGGATCAAGTTGCAGAAGTATTTCGGCGGCGGGCCGCAGAAGATATCGGAACGCTTCGGCGGTGATGACTGGTCGGTCGAGGACGTGCGCGAGATGATCGAGCGCGGCCTTGAGGGTGCCGGCATGGACGCCAATGAAGCACGCGAGAACGCCACCATCATCTTCAATGGCCAGGCGCTCGACCCGAACTACAGGCTCGCCATCGACATCATGGGATCGGCCTGGGCGGGCATGGACGAATACGCAAAAAAAAAGCAGGTCGTCCAAGACGCGACGGCCGCGCTGTCGAGGATCGCGACGGGCAATGGGACTTCATCGAATTACTCGGCGTCGGCAACCTCGCCGGCATCCAGCCTTCCGAGACGAAGCAGCTCAGCCTCGGAGAATATTTCGCAGTGATCGAGGCGTGGAGCGAAGCGCATTCGCCGCGCGAGCGCATGTCGGAAGACGACGCCGACGAAATCTGGGAATGGATGCAGGCGCAGCCTCTTGCTCCGCTGACGCTGAAGGAAGCGCGGGCCAATGCCGACCGGGCTTGAGAAGGTCAGGCGGCGGCTGGTCAACGAAATTCCCGCGGCGGTGCGCGCCGCGCTTGAGCAGGCCATGATTGAAAGCGCGAATCTCATCGTCGCCGGGGGGAAACTGCGGGTGCCGGTCGACGAGGGCCAGGTGCGGGACTCCATCCGTCAGCACGGCGTCAAGGAAGGCAAGCGCGGCGGGCTCTACATCGCCATTACCGCCGGCGACAGAACGACCGAGGCCGACACCTGGCAAGTGGCGCGGCTGCTGGAGTTCGGGACAATGAAAATGCTTGCGCAGCCTTATCTCCTCCCGGCATTCCGGGCGAACCGTCGCCGCGCGAAAACCCGCATGCGCCGTGCGGTGCGCGATGCGATCCTGAAAGGCTGATGCATGGCCGCCGATGACGCCGCCGTTGTAGTAACGCTGCGCGCCAACCTGAAGGATTATGAGACGGCATTGAAGAGCGCGGTGCGCTCGACCGAGAAGGCTGCCAAGGCGGCCGAGGACGCGATCAGCTCTGTCGGTAAGAAAGGTGGTGCCGGCAAGGTCATCGAGGCCAATTTCAAGAAGTCCAGCCAGGCCATCGCCAACGATGCGAAGATACTGCAATTCCAACTGAACGACATTTTTTCCGGGCTGGCCTCGGGGCAGGGCATCCGGGCAGTTCAGCAGCAGCTCGGCCAGATCGCGCAGCAGATGACGGGGGCGAGCCTCGCCGGCGGTGCTCGCCTGCTCGGCACGGCGCTCGCCGGCATGGTCAATCCGCTCAATCTTGCAATAGTGGCGTTCGGCGTGCTGGCCGGCGTGGCGGCCTCGTATTTTTCCAGCAGCGAAGAGCAGGCGAAAGAGGCTACGAAGGAACTCAAAAAACAGTCCGACGAACTCGACAAGCTGGCCAAGGAATACGGGAATATTTTCCCCGAACTGCGGAAACTAGCCGACGCGCAACGCGCTGCCGCCGACGCTGCCGAAAAGAAC